TGCTATTACTATTATCGTTTTCCTCTTTTTCTTTTTTCAACCTTTTGCGTTCTTCATTATATGCCTCTGTACCGAAAGCTGGGTTAATGGTCTTTGCTAACGCCTCTAATTGTGCGTCATAAGCAGATAAGAAGTTTTTGCCATCTGCACCAGAAGCAGCTATCAAAAGATCTGTTGCAACTTTTCTTCGTTTTCTTTTTTCTTCTATAGCCGCTTGGCTATCACCGAACACTGGAAAATATTGCCGTTCAGCACTTTCAAATTCGCTTGGAGCGATAGCAGCACCAGATTCACGACGCAGTACAGCATTAACAAAGTCTCTCCTAGCATCATCGAAAATCTGAAAATTTTCTGGCATTAATGCTCTTGAACCAAAATCTTCGAACTTTTTCAAAAATACATTCATAAATTCTGTACCAGCCATTTCATTCTTTGTAATTAAGTCATCAGCTATTTGCATTCTTTTACCAAACAGCATTGCGTTGGCTTGATCTTGTTTTTCTGGTCCAGCCGCTGTTATTTCAAGCTCACCTGTTTTTGTATTATACCTTATACCACCAGAACCCAGATCACTGCCCTTCGATCCATCAAAAAGAACGTCACCTGTTTTTCTATCAACTAAAAATTTACCTACCGTAACAGCGTCACCTTGTGTCATTTTCACGTAAGCTGCATACACTTGCGCTACAGGTACGCCCATTTTCATCATTTCTGCAAATAGTGCGCCATTAGGTTGACTTGCAAACCATTCCGCTGTGAGATTTCTTTTATCTAGTTCAGCCTGACGCAGACCTTGCTCACGAATTGCTTGCCCCTGACCGTAACCACGAAGGATCAAACTATCCATGCCAGCCCCTAATGATTGGAATGGCGTCAAGCCAGTAGCTGGATTACGCTGGTTCATAAACCTATTCATGCCCGTCATTTGACCTTGTGATTGCGGTACTTGCTGATCTGGGCGTCTACCCATAAGTATGTCCATTAATGAAGCCATGCTGTTTACTCCTGACGTATTTCCTGACGATGTCCCTCTAACAACTGGACCTAAAATTTTACTTTCGTTTAATGGCGGTGCTGTATTCGGATAGTTCTTACTGAAGTTTACCAGATCTTTCAGTCTAGATCCACGCCATTGTGCAATACCGTATGCGCCTTGACCGCCACCTTTCGGATTGAACGCGTCTGGCTGCAAATTTTTATAACTTTCTGACATGAGATTACCAATAATCCCAGCGGTCTGAGCATTATCAAATCCCTTACCACCAAAAAACCTAGCCGCCTCTAATACTCTTTCTGATAATTTGGGATTTTCTTTGTTTAGTTCTGTAAAGACTTGATCAGCAAATTTTGTGCGACGCCCTATGTTTGCGCCATCTGCCCGTTCATATAAATTTTCAAAGGCTACTGCATATTCTGTTGGGGTGGAAAAATTACCGCTTTTGAAAGCGTCTAGTGTTTTCTTTTCTTTACCTAAAAGCTCATCATAAAGAAACGCTAGTTGCGTTCCAAAAGGTATATTGAATGTTTGAGCCATTCAGTCATTTATCCCCTTGGCATACTGCTAAGTGTTTGAAAATAATTGAAAATTCCAGGTTGGAAAGAGGTTGTTTGCCCCGCTAAATTAGGTGTTGCAGAAATTGTTCCTATAAGATTGTTTAAGTTTTGGGATGGCTGACCAACGAAACCAGAGAACATACCTTTACCTGAATTAATGAGATCTTGCATCATCTGTTGTTGCATTGCACCTTGTTGCATTTGCTGGTTTTGAATGGCTTGACCATAACCGAATGATTGTTGACCAGCATTTTGCAATCCTGATGCTGATCTAAATGCGTCATTCATCGATTGATTATAACCTTGCTGCCTAAGTCTTGATACTTGATCAAGTGCCTGTTGGTTAAAACCCTTGAGTGCTTCTGCTTCTGCTATTGCTTGCCTAGAGCCTCCAAAAGCTCCCGCCCCTTGTGCTTGCGCTCCAATTTGATTGAGGCCCATTTGGGCTGCGCTACCCACATCCCGCAAAGTAGCATCGACTACTTGCTGGTTGTATGGGTTCATCATGTTCATCGCAGCCGCTGATGGATTTGCGTAAGTTGATAATGCTCCTTGTTGCGCCTGAGAAGCTTGTTGAAACGGATTGACCGTCATGTTTGGATTTGCTGCACCCGCCATTACTTACCCCTTCTACCTCTTGATTGCATTTCTAATGCTACTGGTTGCGCTGTAGGGGCGTTTGCACCCACTGCACCTGTATTTGGATCAATACCAAAACTTGAATAAAATTCTGAAACAGGGGCTGGTAGATTTGCTACTGCCTGATCGTAAACTGGGGCCGCTGAGTACCCCATAGCCCCACCAGCCTGTACAGGGTCTGGCAAGTAATTAGCACCGCCTGTAGTGGGCATACCGAATGCAGATGACATTTGGTCCGTGGATTGAAAAGCCGCATTCTGGAGAGGGCTGAAAGCCGCTACGTCGGGACCCCGATATGCTGCATATGGAGATTGAGCCAAATCTGTACCCATTCCAACACCCTGTTGTAACGCAGTTTCAAAAAATGCTGGTAATGTTTGATCTTTACTTTCTCTACCACCTTTAGCCATCATCGAACTCCTTCATAAAACACACCTGTTGTAGCTTCCAATTTAGCGGGGCAAGTGGTTTTTTCCAACCCATGCGTCCAGCCATCGTTGCAGCGGTGCATCCGTTAGCCGATGCCCAAGCCTTAACGTCGTCATTCATTTCTAGTATTTGGTCTAATTCACCACCAGCTAAGAACACATTCAAAACCTTTTTTCTTGGATATACCACAATTTCAGTGACAATACACCCCCTTGGGCTGGGCCACAATTGCATGGTTCCAAGAGCAATATTTTTTACTATGTCGTCAAATTCATGTGTGCCACCCGTGTATACTAATGCCGCTTCTATCCACGGTCTGCATCTTTCCAAATCATCTGATAAAATAAAGTCTTTTGCCATTTAATATGTAGACAATGCTACCCTCTTCCAAATTGCTGTTGATCCATCGTGTGCAGCGGTGCAGATATAAATATAATTAGTATCCCAAGCTATCATTCCAGCACCATCGCCAGCCGCACCTACGCTAGAGCTAGGAGTGGTTTGCTTCATGGCTACTTGTTTGAATACATTCTGTGCCGAAACAACAGGATAGTTTCTTTCTTCATCCCATAGGAAAATTCCATTATCGGCTGGCACATCATCAGATTGTTTAAAAAACAACTTACCTAAATTTCTGCTAAGAAAAAGATTAAGTTCTCTGCCCCATTGTCGTATGTCTGTGCCTATCACTGGTGGAGTAACTGGCATTATCTACGCCCCCCAGCTTTTGTTTCTAGCCGCATAGTTCCAACGCGCCATGCAGTAGGTTGATCACCTTCAACTCTCATTCGTACTTGTCTCCCAGTAAATCTAACAGAGGTTGGATTGCTTGGATTAAATGGTCCATGAGTTGTTTCTGTGTCGTTTGGATAAAATCTTGTTTTAAATTTTAAGTCTACATCGCCTTGTGTTTTTTCATCTGGAATAACATCAGTTACCTTTGCAACCTGATCTCCACTACCTATTGATACTGGCCCAGTTTCACAAAAAATTGAACCGCTATCATAATTTAATCCTTGTTCATGGTTCCAAACTACAACAGGCTCTATCACGTTTGCAGTGCCTCCCATGCCACTGTGAGCTGTGCAGTAATAATAAAGAGTTGATGGTGTGCTATCTGTTACAGTTATCTCTGTGTAAGCCCCCGCGCTTCCAGCCGAACCTGTTGTAACAACATTTGAACTATAAGCTGAACCGCCTCCATGTGTTCCGTTCGATGTTGTTGAAAATTGCAGTAAATGCCCAATATTTGAATTATCTGATTGATCAAAACGATAAACATTTCCCTTTTTGAGAGTTAACGTAGGAGCCGCACCAGAATGATCTGAAATAAAATATTTATTGCCACCACCACTTGCAGCCACAGTTACATTGTAAGTTATATTTTCAGAATATTCACCACTCAAAACTGGCGTTCTGAATACCCCCCTAGAAACCCCACCAGTTCTTGACAGATTGCCAATTAGCCAATGGTTTTCAAGCATATCAAAAGCAACATATCTATCAATTTCTAAGCTATTTGCAGATGGATAAAACCACCATACTTCGCTAAATTCTGTATTGCTCCAACCCCATATTTTAGATTGTTGGTTTACGTTTATATCGTCAAAAACGTAGTCGTGTACTTCACAAGGCAATTCTCTAACAGTGTTACCATCGAACGCAAAGAAGCCCTTTTGCCCCATCCAAAATGCACCCATGTCAGTATCTACCGCTGACATTCTGGAAACGGCCCCGCAAGAAGTTCCCACCCTTGATGCAGAGTACACATAAGGTGGACCCAAATATCGCATTGCAAAACAGTCTGTATCTGTAATGACTAGTGTCTGACCTCTGGTTTTTAATCCTTGCATTATCTGACCACTAGTTTGGAGAATTATATCTCCAGCTTCATTTGTTGCGGCTGGGGTCCATGTTGTAACATCTTCTTTATCAGAAAATGCCACCTTACGTGGATCTCCACCAGCACCTAAAAGAAAAACAAAACGCTCTTCAGTTACAACAAGACCAAGATTATTGGTTGGAGCGTTAGCTACAGGGGCAGCTACAGTCGATGAACCAAGTTGCCATTCTATTAAAGTTCCAGTGTCATAATGTACACCAACCAAAAACTGACCAAAGTTATCAAGTGACCAACTGGTAGCCTCTGAATAAGTACCCGTTGCGGGTCTCTGAGTGCCAAAGTAACCAGTACCATAAAAGCCGCCTCCAAAACCAAGGTTAAGCCCCGCATCCTCACGCCCCGTTGCCATAGTTGCTGGTGTAATATCAAAAGTTGCACCAGATCCTACCATCGCGGTAAGTTCGTTATGACTTCCAGCCGCAAAGTAAGCCGTTCCGTTTAAACTTTCCCAAGCGTGTGCGCCTCTGATCGGATTAGTACAAAAGCCAGATTTAAAGGTTTGCCATCCACCTATAGGGCGTAAAGAACCATCGCGCCATCGAACTAAACTTCCATCACGCCACCTGTTTGAAGCATCTAAATCAGTGCCGTTTCTGTAAAATCCTGATTTTAAATCTAATGGTACAAGAGGCATATTATTTCCAATGCGCGGCAGATAGTTGCATTATTGCTGACCCTGCAACAATATTACTAGCAGGGTTATTTTGAACACAGTTATAACTTGTTGTACCTGATGCGGCTCCCTCATCGTCCCAACAGAAATGATTTGTGGCACTTTCCAAATCAATTTGCTGTATCGTGTCAGAATTGCTCACTGTAACCGATGCGGCAGGGTTAGTATCTTCAGTTATTCCAGAACCAATAGTTACTCCGTTATACTGAGTTGAAAGTGAAATGGTTTTAGAAAAGCTTGTATTATCAGTATTTTGCGCTGTCGCTGTTGCTGTAGGCGTAGAGCTATTATAACCAGTAATTTCCCAAACATGGGTAACTGACCTACCACTGCCACCGTTACCAGTTATTTGCGTAGAACCAGAAGCAGAAGTAACTAAATAATAAATTGCTGATGTAAGTCCTGCCGCCCAAACACCGCCAGTTGGTGCAGTGTCCATTTTTGCAGCAAGAGTTGCGCTAACACCACCTACATTTACATAGGTATTACCACCCCCTGCAAGCTGACAGGTTACAACAACTAACTTTGACCCAGAACTTAGAGTAACGTTTCCTGTCGGAAAACCATTGCCAGTTGTTAGTGTGCGCCCTTTGTAGGTTGCAACAGGTGCAGTAGCTGAAACCCCATAGTATTCGTTAAAAGCATTTTGAGCGCCAGAACCCTTTGCAATCATATCACGAATATCAGCATCATTTATTGCAGCTTGAGAGGTGCTACTACCGCCTGCTTCGATATGAATTTGGTCTATTGTTATCTGCCCACTGCTAGGTAGAGGCATTTTTTAATTCCTCTATTTGCGCTTTTAATTCTTTTATTGCTTCAATTAATAAGCCATGAAGCTGATCATATTGCACTGTCTTAAACTCAACGTCATTATCTTCATTAAAAACTAAATTAGTGCTTTGAACAGCACTTGGCATAATGTTTTCAACTTCTTGAGCTATTACCCCTGCGCTTTGCTTGCCGTCATGATTATAAGTAAAAGTATAACCATTAATTTGCATTACTTTGTCTAAAGCATTTTCTATTTTGTTGATGTTGCCCTTCAACCTTTGGTCAGAAATAGTGGTAGAGTAACCAATAATATTTGCGTCAACGTGCAAGTCACCGCCATCGGTAAGCCTCATATCTTCGCCACTATTTGTGTAAAACCGCATACCTACGTCAGTATCGTAATGAATATAGTCGTTAGAATTTCCAGTATATACATCTGTATTACTGTTTATTCGCATATCGGTTTTTAGCGAAAACTCTAAATCGTAAGGGTCTGCGTCTGTTCCGTCAGAAGTGTCAGTCCAGTTAATATCAATACCGTGACCCTCAACAAACTTTACCTCTTTACCTTCAGTAATAGATACCTCTGTTCCGTCACCATCTTCCAACACGAAACTTTGCATTACGCTACCAGATGTATTTAAACTGCTCAATAAATCTAGCTCTGGGGCTGTTACAGAACTAGAAACACCATTTATTGTTACAGCCGTTAAATTTGGCGCGGTAGTTCCTGCGGTTCCATTAGCGGCATTTACTATAGTATCAAGTGCGGTATTAATTGTTGCACCCCACGTTCCCTCAGAACCACCTACAGTTGGTTTTGTTATCGTAATAGCCATTTTATTCTCCTATTTACGCAAAAGTAGCACGTTAGGCCACATCCGTCCATATTGTCGTTGGAACAACAGGTGTTATCCAACCCCTTATTTTAAAATCATTAAAGGTATAAGTATATGTTCCTGCATCTACACCAAAATACCGTTGAACAGTCATGTCTACATTTTGACCAGTATAAGTAAAAGTTCCTTTGCTAAATACTTCGCTAACACCTTTTAGCGCATCTTGGCCTGTTAATGTAAAAGTGCCTGTCTCAGCAGAAATGTTCATATCTTTTTTAAGATTAACACTTTGTCCAGTAAGCGTATAAGAACCGCTATCAAGCACCATACCAAAGCCAGTATCAAAAATTATATTTTGACCTGTTAAGCTAAACGCTCCAGTTTCAGCTATAATCCCAAAGCCATAATCCAAGCCAACATTGTGACCAGTTAAGGTAAATGACCCTGCGGTAAATGTAGACGGACGGCCTGCACTCAGGCCAACAGATTGACCACTTAGCGTAAATGTTCCATTTGGAAATACGTCAGTAATAAGCTTGGCTGTACCTTGCATAGAAAGCGTAAACGTACCGCTTGTGACTTGCATTGTGTGCGCTTCGTTAGCTGTTGGTGAGCCTAGCGCAGTTGTGCCTAATGGGGAAAAGCCTAACATTTACGGTTTTTCTCCTAAATCTGGTTCATCGCCTAATGGCTTAAATTCAACCCATTCTTGATTATCTTCGTCCCAACGAACAGGGTTTGTTTCGTGGTCATCTGGCATTGGCACTGGTGCTTCCCATATGCAGGTTTCCTCATTTAATTGCCACGAAGCAAAAGACGGTTTAACAGCAATAAACGCATCTTTGTCAGCATCGTAAATGCCGCCTATCATAGCATAGTTTTTTCTAAAATTTTTATTGTAACTTGTTTGCTTCCAGACAGTATCTTGCCCAAACATATCTTTTAAAAAAACAATACCAACAGCTTCGCTTTCGTTTCCGTCTGCGCCCACAATGTCGTTATTATCTACCACAACAATGTCAGTAACTTTATTTCCATCTAATCTAGCAAAATGTGCCATTTACTGAAACCTATATTGAATAATGACAATACCAGAGCCACCATTTTTAGAGCCTGCCGTACTCCAAGCAGAACCGCCACCACCGCCAGTATTAGTTCCACCGCCACTATGCTGCCAAGTATTAATCGCTCCACCGTTGCCGCCACCACCAGAACCGCCAGATGCAGGGCTTGGAGCATTATAAGACCAAGTAACGCCACCGCCCCCACCACCTCTATATGCGCCAAAATGATAAGAGCCAGAACCGCCATTACCGCCATGATGGGTTGCTCTTGCGTGACCGTTTTGACCTGTGCCTCCTGCACCACCACCGCCACCGCCTGCTAGTCTAGAACCAGAGCCACCGTTATGGCCTTGACCACTTATACCGCTACCGCCTGCGTAGGTTGTTGTTACAGATGTCGCAAACCCTCCACCACCGCCAGAGCCACCGCTCCCTGCAGGGGCATAAGGATATGTTCCGTACCAGTTTTCAGTAGCCGCACCGCCACCGCCACCAGTTGATGTATAGCCATAAAATGAACTATTCCCACCGTTTCCACCTGATGCTGTGTTGTAGTTACCGTATCGCCCTGCTCCTCCACCGCCTACACCGACATAATGGTTTCCTGTTCCTATACCAAAAGAAAGGTATCTATAGCCCCCTGCGCCTGCACCACCGATGCCAGTTCCACCGCCACCGCCTGCGATAATAAGAGCCGTTACGCTATTAGACCCTGCACTATTCCCAGAATTTGTTACATTAAAATAACCAGAACTATAAAAGTAATGCGTTCTATAATTACCGCTTTGAGAAACACTGCCGCCAGAAGCATAAACATATGAAGGTGCGCTAGTGCCATAGAATTGGCTCATGCTTATTGTTCCGCTTGAGGGTATTCCGCTATGACCTAAATAATATTCGCTTAAACTGTGTGGTGTAGAGCCACCAAATTCAGATGCAATGTTTGCTAGTGATATTGCTCCACTGCTTTGTAACGTCATATTTAGCCCTCAAGTATTGCTCTTAGTCGCTCTATTTCATCTTGCTGTTCTTTTATCGCTTCGATTAGCAAGCCAACCATGTTGCCGTAATCTACTGCCTTGCTTGACGTTGTTTCGCCTGTTGTTGGGTTTGTATCTTCAATATCCATAACCACTTCTGGCAAAACTTTTTCAAGTTCTTGGGCAATAACACCTGTTCTGGCACGATCTGTTTCTATTTCTTTGTAGTAAACACCACGCATTTGTTTAATTTTATCAATAGGATTATCTATTGTAACAATATCTTTTTTAAATTTAATATCTGAGTAAGCCGTTACGTTGCCAGTATATGTTACGTTACCACTACTGTCTAAATACATAGTGTTAGTGCCGCCACTGTTTCTATGGTGGAAAGCTGAGTAATATTGCATATACCATGAGTTCGAATGGTATTGCAGTTTACCATGACTTTCACCAGACCAAGTATTTGAGCCTGACCTTATATCGCTTGTGCCGCCACTTAGCGTTACCGCGCCATTCCCACCAGAAAATGTAATGGCACTAGAAGCAGTATCAGCCGCATCAGCCCTTAAAAATGAACCACTGTCTAAACCATCAAGAACGTCAGCATCTAAGCCAGAACCCGAACCGTCTACTGTTTTAATTGCAGTCAAGATTTCACTAGCTGTCTGGTCAGCCGTTGCTGAAGCTTCAATACCATTGAGCTTTGTATGGTCAGCATCGGTAAACACATTGCTGTCTGTAGCACTTTCCACAAGCGTTCTTATTTCAGCCGCAGTTTGATCAGCCGTTGCGCTTGCTTCTATGCCATCCAATTTAGTCCCGTCAGATGCAACATTTCTACCATCTACATTGCCACTAACAACAATATTTCCAGTAACATCTAAACCGCCAGAAGTCGCCTCAGCCTTTGTAGCCCCTGCTAACTGAAGCCTTTTAAAATCATCAGCAATAACAGTAATAGAAACTTTTGCACTGCCACTGAGAGATAACGCACTACCGCCACCGCTACTTTCGCTTGGGGAACGTGTTAAAGTTGTACCACTAGCAGTATAGGTTCCTGTTCCTATTTCCCAATTAGAGCCATCTTCTATGACATATTGAACAACATCGCTATTTGCTACGCCTGCATCAGCAAAGCTTTGAAAGCCTGTTTCCGCACTTCCCAGTGTAATGGTTCCTGCACCAGTTGTGCTAGTTCCCATCTTGGCTCTATTAAATAATTTCGCCATGATGTACTCCTATTATGTAAGCGTTAAGATACCGTTTGTGCCAATGTCGATAGTAAAAGTATCACCGTCATTAAGTGTTAAGTTTGAACCATAATCGTAATAACCAACGATAGGGTCAGCAGGGGATGTTGGCGTATCGTTATAAATAATAACATATCTGAAAGCCGCCACCGAACCGCCTGATGCTGTAAGCACTTTATCATCAGCAGATAATTTATAAGTGCCGCCTGTTTGGGTACTTGTTACGTTTGCTAATGTTCTATCAGAAAGGTTTGTATAACTGATTTGCGTTGCGTTTGCCAAAACACCATTGCCGTCTGTTACGATGCTTGTTCCAGATGTGGGATCAGTAGCACACAATGCAACTTTAAACGTGTCAGCGTTCATGTCCATCGCGTTAGCTAGGTTGACCACAAAGTCATTAACTTTAGTAAAACTTGCCATTATGCATAACTCCTAATTTTAATTCTACGACCAGAACCTGACGATCTAGCACGTTCACCTTCCAGATTTATAGCAGAAACCGCTGACTGATACAACGCTCCCCAAACCTGAACTCTTTGATCTTCCTGTAGGTATGGCGCACTGTGCAGTAAGCTGCCATATAAAATTGCATCTGGGTAATATTGTAAGACCCAGTTCGATTGCAAGGAAGCACTCATATTTGGAATTGTTTCATAATAAACCAACTCCAAAACATAGTCAGTATCTGGTGTGGGAAATACTTCGAAAGCTTGATCCGTTATGGTATAAAATTGTGGTCTACCTTTCGTATCACTATTATTTTGTCGTAACTTAGAGATTTCCATCGGCCCAACTAATTCTAAAATATGGCTTTCATTAGCTGGAATAGTTATTCGAATTGGCTCTGCAAAATTTAAGGGTAAGGCTGTGTACTGACTATCCACTGTCGCAATCACTCTATCTTCCATGCGCCAATGCCTTGCATCACGATTAAGTTGAGTTTCAGCTAATGTGATGAAATCTGGTATCTGGGCTGTTAAGTCATCACGGTTCAGGAAGTCTGCTACTGAAGCTTTCAGTTCGTCGTAAGTTGTAAGAGCCATTTATTCGTCCCCTTGCATTGCTTGCTGTGAAACCATCAGAGCTACTACCCATGTTGGGGCATTCATCTTTTTGGCTTGCTTAATCAATTCGTTGGTTACTTTACCCGCTGATAACACTTTTTGAGCAAACTGATAAGCCCTATCACGCCCTTGAGTTTTTTCGACTTCAAGAAATGTGTTAACTGTATCCACATTTACTGGCTCTACTTTCTGTACAGCTTTAGCAGTGCTTCCTTCGTATACTTTGTAATCAGGGCTACTCATAAGTAGACCGCCACCAGTACCTTTTAATCTTTGACCTTCAGATAAGTCACTCATTAATAGGTTTGCTGGGATGCCTTTGCTTGGGTTAGAGTTTGCACCTTCCTCTATTGTACGTCCAAGTAAACTCATAGACGGTCCCACTTTACCTACACCAGTATCGTAAGTTTTGTGCATTTCTGGGGTTGTTTCGATTAATCCTCTTTCGATGTCGGGCCTGAATAAACGATAACCCATTGTTCCCCAATCCATACCTAATTGTGCGCTATCAGCTACAGCTAGTCGGGCATCTTGCACTTTCGGCATACCTAACTTAAACAAGTTTGCTTTATCCAAACCTTTTAAAAAGTATGCCCGTTGGGTTCCTGTTGGGAGTGATGCCATATATTCAAATAT